ATTCGCTAGGCGTTCCCCCTGTGTTACCCACTTATTCACCGGGTGGCATTAAAACAGGGTTGCTGCCACCGGAATCGACCTGTAAAAAGTAGTCATCTTCGATAGGTGCGACCGCAGAGAGCGGCACAAAAAACCGGCCGAACGGCCGGTTTTTTTATTTGTCGCTGGTGGGAATTCGAAAGGCTGCCAGCTTTTCCTTCGTACCCTTGGGGCTAGACCAGTACGCAGCAAGAGCAACGCCAATCGCTAGATAAAATATTGTGTTCCACAGGTTAGCCAGGAGCCACAAGATATCCATGCGCGTCAAAGGCGCATCACTCCTACCGAACTTGATCGTTTCCCATATCCCGCTGCCCACCACCAACAGAACACTGGCAATCGTTGCGAGCTTGATTGCCCATGTGCGCAGCTCCAATCGCTTCTGATCTGTTAGTTGAACCCATCCAATCATTAGCGAGCCAACCACACCCACTGTGGTTACGACATCGATCAATACACTCATTGCTCTGCTCCGATCCGTTGGATTACGTCGGCTAGAGCTTCTTACATTCTGGTGTGACAGCCAAGTAACTTGGACGTGTTCCGAATCTATAAACCATGGGGAGCAGACATGACGAATGAGCAACAAGCACTGGCAGAAATGCCGATTTGGTTAGTGATCGTTCTGGCTCTGGTCGGTGGCGTATCGGGGGAGATGTGGCGGGCAGACAAGGATGGGGCGCGAGGCTGGGCATTGTTGCGCCGGCTTGCACTTCGGTCTGGTGCCTGCATTGTCTGCGGGGTGACGGCGATGATGTTGATGATCGCCGCCGGGATGTCGCTGTGGACGGCGGGCGCGTTGGGTTGCCTGACTGCGATGGCCGGCGCGGACGTTGCCATCGGATTGTACGAACGATGGGCTGCCAAGCGATTGGGCCTCGGCGAAGCCCCGCCAACCAGCGGCGGGCAGGGGTGATGCACCGCCCCGGCACCCCGAAAACCGCCGGGGACCCTAGGGGTATCTGAAGGACACGGGGTCGGAAACCCGCGGGAAAGTGTTAGCGGGAGCGCCCCCAGCTTACTGAAATTCAATCCATTGAAATTGAAAGGTCTGCATTGAAAAGCCGTTGAAAGGAGGGCTTATGACAGAACCAACTTACCTGTCAAAAAGCGCCTTCGCGGCGCGGATCGGCAGGGCGCCGAGTTACATCACCTGGTTGAAAAACAACAACCGCCTGGTGCTAACGCCGGACGGAAAACTGGTGGACGTGCAGGCCAGCGAAGCGTTGATTCGCGACACCGCTGACCCAAGCAAAACCGCCGTCGCTGATCGGCACCAACAAGACCGGATTCAGCGTGATGTTTACAGCCAACTGTCGACCCAGACCGAGCCGACTTCCATGGCTGCGCCGCCGCAGGTTCTCACCAGCGATGGCAAGCAGCCCGACTTCCAGAAGGCCCGCGCCCTGCGTGAACACAACATGGCCAAGCTGGCGGAGATCGAACTAGGCAAAGCTCAAGGCTCGCTGGTCTCCAAGGAAGCGGTAGAAACCGGCGCCTACAACGCCGGCCGATTGCTGCGCGACCAACTGTTCGGTCCGCTGCCGCAACTGTCCCACGACCTTGCGGCCATGACCGATCCCTGGCTGATCGAAAAGCACCTGACAGCCACCTTCCGTCGAACGCTGGAGGAAGCCGAGCGGCTCTCTTCGGCAGATCTTGACCACGCCATGACAACGGACTGAACCCATGCACACGGAATTTCCTGACGGTGCAGAGGTGTACCGTGAGGCTTATTTCCGTGGACTGCGCCCCGACCCAGATCTCTGGATCGACGAATGGGCCGACGAGTACATGCGAATCCCGCGCGACACCGGCGCCCCTGAACCCGGCCAGTACCGCACCTCTCGAACACCTTACGCCCGTGAGCCTATGCGCTGCCTGTCGCCGGCTCACCCCTGCAGACGCGTAGTCACCATGGTGGCCTCGCAACTGATGAAAACGCAGATCGCCCTGAACTGGATGGGCGGCCTGATCCACATGGCACCGTCGAACATCCTGGCGCTGCTCCCCAGCCTTGGCCTGTCCAAGCGGGTGTCGGGACGGATCAGCAAGACCATCAAGGCCACCCCCGTTCTGCGCGAGCGGGTCGCGGCTACCCGATCGCGGGACGCACGCAACACGATGGACACCAAGGAATTCGAGGGTGGTTCGCTATACGTCACCACGGCCGGCTCTGCGGCCAACCTCTCTGAGCTGTCGGCGCGTTACATCTACGGCGATGAGGTTGATCGCTGGGAGAACGATGTCGGTCAGGAGGGTGATCCCATCCGATTGGCAGAGACGCGGGCGACCAACTTCGGTCGTAACGCCAAGATCTACTTTTCCAGTTCGCCAACGATCAAGGGCGCCTCTCGAATTGCGGATCTGTTCGAGTCCAGCGACCAGCGACACTACTACGTGCCGTGTCCCACCTGCGGTCATATGCAGGTGCTGGAATGGGAGCGGCTGCACTACAGCAAGGACCTCAGCACTGTGCATTACGAGTGCGCAGCACCTGAATGCGACGTGCTGATCGAGGAACACCACAAGAGCGACATGCTCGCCCGAGGCGAGTGGCGCGCCCATGCGGGTGGCGACGGTAAAACCGTTGGCTTTCATCTCAACGCGCTGTATTCGCCGACCGGCTGGATGGATTGGGCCGGCCTTGCCGAGGAGTTTGAAGACGCCAAAAAAGCGCAGGCTCAAGGTGACACGAGCCTGATGCAGGTGTTCTACAACACTCGTCTGGCCAAGGTCTGGGACAGTGCGCTCGAACAGACCAAGGCGGAAGTGCTGATCGCTCGGGCGCGGCTGGAGACTTACACCCTCGGTGCGATGCCTGCCGGTGTGTTGATGCTGACCGGCGCCGTCGACGTCCAGGCCAACCGCTTGGAACTGATGGTGATGGGCTTTGGCGTCGGCATGGAGCGCTGGGTGGTCGACCACCAGATCATCTGGGGCGATCCTGCAGACGAGCGCACCTGGGCTGTCCTGGACGAGAAACTCAAGGCTCGTTACCGGCATCCCTGCGGTGTGGGTCTAGCGATTCTCGCCGTGGGTGTCGACTCTGGTGGTCATCACACCGATGAGGTCTACCAGTTCTGCCGCGTCCGTCGCTGGCGCAACATCTTCGCCATCAAGGGCGCGAGCAAGCCGGGCCGACCGGTGATTGCACAGCGCCCGTCCATGGTTGACGTGACATGGAAGGGCCAAACCGAACGTAACGGCGCCGAGCTGTGGTTCGTCGGTACCGACACCGCTAAGGACTGGATTTACAACCGCTATCCATTCCCGGACGGTCCGGGATCGCTGCACTTTGCCAACGACCTGCCGGACGAGTTTTTCGCCCAGTGCGTCGCCGAACGCAAAGTCGTGCGCTACGTGCGCGGACACAAGCGCATCGAATGGGTGAAAGGCAAGGCTGAGCGTAACGAAGCGCTCGACCTGATGGTGTACTGCCTTGCGATGGCGCATTACCTCGGCGTCAACCGCTATCAGGAACACGATTGGGACAGGGTGCGACAAGCCCTGGCCCAGTCCGGATTGTTCGATGATGCCTTGAGCATCAAGCCAGTTCAGGGCGAGCGACTTGATGCTGAGCAAACACCGGCGCCCGCTGCTGTACGCCAAGCCCAACCCCCACCCGCTGCACCGGTTACACAATCACGACCGGCAGCCCCCCCTCAACGCCGCAGCTCTGCCAGCGGCTATCTGAAGAGACGCTGATATGTCCTTTACAAAAAAGCACCTCGACGCGGTTGAGGCGGCCATTGCTCGCGGTGAGAAAACTGTGCGCTACACCGACCGCACCGTGGAATACCGCACGGTCGATGAACTGCTCAAGGCGCGTGAAGAAATACGCTCGTCACTTGCCAGCGCCGCCGGGCCACGCTCACGTGTGGTCCGGCTGTACCACGCAGGGAAGGGGGTCTGATGGCCCGACACTTCCCAACGCTGACCCGTAACGGATTTGTCCTGCCGTCCAACATCAAGGCCAGTTACGAAGGCGCTGGTGAAGGCCGTCGATCCGCTGGCTGGGACGCTCCCGACAACGGGATCAACAGCATCAACACCCCGGCACTGCGCAATTTGCGGTCGCGCTCCCGGGCAGCGGTTCGCAATGACCCGTATGCCTTCAACGTGATCGACAAGCGCGTCAGCAACCTGATTGGCACGGGCATCACCCCACGGCCGACGACCGATGATGATGCGTTACGCAAGTTACTGCAGGAACTGTGGGGTGATTGGGTCGACGAATCGGATGCCGATGAACGTACCGACTTCTACGGCCAGCAGGCCCTGGTGGCGCGCACGGTAGAAACCTCGGGTGAATGTTTTGTGCGCCTGCGACCGCGCAGCCTGGATGAGGGCTTGGCGGTTCCGTTACAGCTTCAGATTCTGGCGCCGGAGTTTGTCCCGCATGACAAGTACGAGAGCACCAAAACCGGCAACGTTATCCGCGCCGGGATCGAGTTCAACCCGGGCGGCAAGCGGGTGGCGTACTGGATGTATCTGTCGCATCCACGCGATGCGGCATCGCTGAACGCCGGCTACAACCAGCTGGTGCGGGTGCCGGCGGCCCAGGTGCTGCACATCTTTGAACCGGTCGAGCCGGGTCAGTTGCGTGGAGTGCCCCGATTGTCGCCGGTGCTCAAGCGCCTGCGCAGTCTCGACAACTACGACGACGCGGTGTTGTTTCGCCAGGAGGTGGCGAACTTGTTTGCCGGCTTCATCAGTCGTCCAGCGCCGGACTCGGGGCAGACACCACGGGATCCGGTTACCGGCCAGCTGTTGGACCTCGACCGTGATGGCTTCACACCGATGGTCGCGCTGGAGCCCGGCACCATGCAGGAGCTGGGACCAGGTGAAGAGGTGGAGTTCTCCAAGCCACCGGACGCGGGCAACAACTACCCAGACTTCATGCGGCAGCAACTGATGGCTGCAGCAGCGGGCTCCGGCACGCCTTACGAGATCCTCACCGGCGACATGCGCGGGATCAACGACCGGGCGCTACGCGTGGTGCTCAACGAGTTTCGACGCCGCCTGGAACAACTGCAATTCGGTGTCTACGTGCACCAACTCTGCCGCCCAGTGCGGGCGGCCTGGATGGACATGGCCGTGTTGTCCGGTGTCTTGGTGCTGGGCGATTACGCGCAGAAACGCCGTGACTATTTGCGTACACGTTGGGTGCCGCAAGGTTGGGCCTACATTCAACCGGTGCAGGACGTTCAGGCACGACGGATGGAAGTGCAGGCCGGCTTTGCTTCGCGCAGCGAGATGGTCCTGCGCACTGGCTACGACGCCGAAACGGTCGACTTGGAAAACGCCGCCGATCTGGCGCGGGCCACAGCACTGGGCCTCAACTACAACACCCTTGATGCCGTCGAAACAACCGACGACAAGGAGCAACCATGAGCAAGAAAACGCGACCGCGCATTTACAACCGCGCTGGCCAGCGGGTGCAAGTTCAGGACAAAACCTGGTACGCCGTGCATGCCAGTGGCGAGGCCACTGAGCGGGTGATCGAGGTGTTCGTCTATGGCGAAATCGGTGCCTGGGGGATTACCGCCAATCAATTTGTACAGGACCTGCGCGCCATGGACGACGGCGTCTCGGAGGTGATCGCCGCGTTCAACAGCGTTGGCGGGGACCTGTTCGACGGCTTGGCCATGCACAATGCGCTGAGGCGCTTGGGCGCGCGGTGTACCGGGCGCATTGATGCGCTGGCGGCCAGTGCGGCCAGCGTGGCGGTGTGCGGCGCGCACAAGGTCGTCATCGCCGAAAGCGCGATACTGATGATCCATAACCCCTGGACCTACGCGGCGGGTGACGCCGAAGACTTCCGTAAGGTGGCTGACGTCCTTGACCAGACCATGGAAGCCATCATCGCGGCCTACAAGGCGAAGGCACCGAACATTGATGAGGCCGAGTTGCGGCGGCTGGTCGCCGCTGAAACCTGGTTGACCGCCAATGAAGCTCTGGCCCTGGGGCTAGCCGATGAAATTGGCGACGGCATCAAGGTTAAGGCTTGTCTCGGCCAAGGTGGAGTGCTGCAGCGTTACCAGCACGCTCCGGCTGAGTTGCTGGCTCAGCTCGACGAGCCACCCGAAGCCGAGCCGGGTCCGGAGCCGGAGCCGATCGATCCGCCGTTAGTGCCGGTGGTGGTCGATTCGGCCAAGTTGGCACTGATGATCACCCAGCGTTGCACGGCGGCGGGCATCAGCAACTTGGTCGAGCCGCTGCTCAACTCGACCCAGCTCGAAAGCGAAGAGATCGTCCTGGCCGGTCTGGCCCGCGCCAAGGCGGTGAATGACCTTTGCGTGGCGGCGCGTTTGCCGGAGTTCAGCGCCGAATACGTGTCAGCGGGGCTGGATGCTGCGGCGGTCCGGGCGCGTCTGTTCGACAAAATCGTCACCAGTGGCAAGGGCTTTGAAATCGATAACAGCCTGCCGCTGGACAACGACCCAGCACCCAAGGTGCTGGCCAAACAACCTGATCCCAACTCGATCTGGGCTTCGCGACAAGCGGCTCAATCTGGAACTGCGCACGGCGCGAAAGGAGCAAGACAATGAGCATCAAAAAAGAGCCGATCCACGCGGGTGAATTTCTCCTCTCCGAGGGCGCCGGGAACATCTCGCGGGAAACGATCAACGTTGCCGCTGGCCCTGCGCTGAACCCCGGCCAAGTCCTCGGTCTGGTGACGGCCACGGGCGAGTTTGCGCCGTATGACCCAGCCGCTGAAGACGGAACTCAGGCTGCCGTGGCGATCCTCTACGGGCAGTTGGGAGAGTCGGACATCGTG